GCTGAGTGTCTGATCTGTCCGAAGAACGCCGGAAGTTACAGCACCATTACCGAACAGGCGTGCGCCGTGCTCTTCTGTTGCAAGACCAAGAGAAATCGCCTCTCTCGCATAGGCTATCGGATTAAGCCCCACCAGTCCGTCAAGGGTAAGAATGCGGACATGCCAGATATCGTCTTGCCCCAGAACATCCGTAGAACCATCTGGGAAAGTCACCCGGTATACGGGCTTCCACTGGCTGTTTAGGGATGGAGACACGCACCCGGGATCAAGCGGTAACAGCTCAACAACCTCTCCCAGTGCCTTGACTTTATAGGCGTAAAAATTGCCGCGCAGACAAAGGCAAACAGTAACCAACTCCCAAAACTCCTGAGGAGTCATATAGTCATTAGGCTTCAGGCAGAGGAGTTTATACAGACGCTCTCCTGTCGCTTTTTCTTTGCCTTTCCCTGTTGATTTATAGAGGCTGCACGGAAGCATTCCTATGGATTCCGACAATACCCTGATACAACCGAATACAGCAGTAAGGCGCATTGCTCTCTGGCTATTCACACGCTTGCCAGTGTAGGTGTCATAGGTGAGACCTATTTCATGAGACAGTTCAGCAGCCGTTGTTACTGGTGTATCGTTTTTTCTGAACATTCCGGGGAAAAACATCAGTTACCCCCTGCGACGTTTTTTTTCTGCGTAGATAAAAATCGTGCTGCGAGCCATGACCACAATAGGCACAGCAGGCCTCCCGCGATATATCCGGCAGGGTGATAGATCATCCACACACCGGAAGAGAGCAAAATAGCCCCCAGCACCCCGATCAGTGGGGTGATTATCATCATGAGCATAATTGCCTCAGTTAAAGTGAACGGATGCCGTGGGATTCGATATGGTTGGATAAGGTTCTGTCTGAGTCGTTAAGCATTGCCCGTCCGATTGCCATGATCAGTGCGACTGCACCATCAATTTTATTTTCATCACCCTGCTTTGTTGGCCTCACCACATCATCACTACCCGGGATATATTTCCCAATCACGTTCGTCATACACCACTGCATGACCGGGTTTCCATCGTGATGAAAACGGCCAGCGGCAAGCGCCGCCTCAATTTCACGCATCGGATCGCTCATATTTGTGTAGTTCTGGATGATAGTGACCGGGCTCAAGCCTTCATCATTGAGCTGATGGGACAGACTTGTGGCGCCATGTGGATCAATTGGGGAAGAAACCACCTTAACTTTCTCATTCAAAGACACTATCGATTCAAAAATAAGGCGGTTATCAACCTCAGCACCTTCAGTCGGTACTAAACGATTCTGATTAACAAAGTTCTGATAGCGTTCAGCTGTACGTTTTAACTGGGTATCCGTCGAATAAATGGTTTCTTCGGGGGCCCAGAACTTTGCACCTACGCAGTAATAATGTTTTTTCCCATCGATCTCCCGCATGAAAACAGGGCAGGCACAGTTAAGGTCAAGCTTTGACGCAAGGTCGATACCCAGATAACACTCTTCACCATAGAACTGCTCCAGGGTAAGAGATGGATCGGCCGCTGCTTTCCATTTCTCCATGTTGTAGTAAGCGGATTTAGCCGTTACCCAAATATTGATATGTTTCGTCTTAATCTTGTTTGTCTGGCTAGGTGTAGATATAGCCAGCTGCTGCTTTGCCCTCAAAAAATCTGGGTCGATGGAAATACCGATATTTGGATTAGCCTTTGCAAGTGCTTCAGGCTTTGTCCAGTCGTCGTCTTTATCAAGCGTATAAATAACACCAAAGATGTGATCGCTTTCGCCACCACTACGAACACCGTCGAGTATTTCCACTATCTGCGTGCGCTTCTCGTAACACGGAGACTGCATATCAAAACCGGCTGTAGTGATAATCAGCGTCATCGGCTGAGTGCGCGACCCCATCCCTGTCGTCATCGTGGTATAGAGCGCGTCTGTGGCGTGCTCATGATACTCATCAATGATTGCGCACGATGGTGAGTCACCATCGCCCGGGTCCCCGATAACCGGCTCAAAAACAGAGCCATCCGGCCGGGTCATTTTCTTTGCCCACGGCTTTATGGAAAAGTGTTTCCGCAGAGAAGGTAGCTTTTGAACCATCAGCAAAGCAGGTTCAAATACCTTCCATGCCTGTTTCTCGGTTACTGCTCCGCAGTAGACTTCTGCACCAAACTCACCATCAGCACAGAACATATAGTTGCCAACGCCTGCGGCAATGAGTGACTTCCCGTTCTTACGAGGAACCTCAACATAAATTTCATTAAAACGGCGAAGTTTGTTTTTCTTCTTCAGCCATCCGAAGCCCACAGCAAAAATGAACTGCTGCCAGGGTTCTAATTTAATTTTCTGTTTTCGTCGAGCCCACTCACCTTTGGTATGGGGCATCAGCCCAATGAACTTGCAGGTTCTCTCCGCTTTATCTTTATCAAAACGATACGGCCAGGATTTATCTTTCGCTAATTCCAGATCGTTTAAATGCCGCTGGCACGCTGCGATAACATACTGCCCCGCGATAACCTTTCCGCTGACCACATCCCGTGCATACTGATTTGCTGCATTGACGTTCGGGTATGTCGCCATATCTAAAACTCATTAAATTCGTTCTCTTCTTCCTCCTGGCCTCCTCCCCCTGTCATTCTTATTCGGCTGAGGGGAGCGAGGCCGAGCAGTGAGCCCAGCCGCGCCAGTTGAGAAACGCAGTCGTTACGAACGGATACCGCGGGATGTTTTTTTAGCCCACCAGTCCCACCGATGTCAGTCAGGCCGAAGTTTTCCAAATCCGTTTCAGCCTGCTTTGTTATCACTTTTTCTGCGGTAATCATCAGATGAAAGGTGTTGCAGTACGCCAGGAGGAGCGGAGCGTCTTCAAGTTCAAAGGTGCCACGCGCAATTAATATTTTGCTCTGCGTTTTCCATAAGCGGATCGCTGTATCACTCAGTAATTCTTCAGGAGGGGCGATCCGGGTCAGGCTGCTTTTATTTTTGGCAGGCAGATTCTGTTTTCGGCCCCCACCAGCAGCTCTCATTGCCGTCGCCATTGGTCGCCTCAAATGTTAAAAAACGTCGAAAAAAGATTTCTTATTTCTCACGCGTAAAAATTCGATGGGGCGGGCAGTACGGAGGGCAAGGCGCTCCAGAAATTTGACCCGCCCCTCCCCTCTGAATCGTTAAATTTTTGCACCAAAATGATGCTGATTTTGCACTAATGATAATAACTCTCATTTGCATCTCTCTTTCGCGGTCTTCGCATGGTGATGCGGCCAGCAGAGCGATTGGAGATTTCGCGGGTCATCACCGCCGCCGCGTGCCTTGGGGATGATGTGATCGACTGTCTTAGCCTGACGTGCAACACCTTCTTTCAAACACTCCTGGCAGAGATGGTTATCCCGCTGAAGCACGATGACCCGGAGTGACTCCCAGTCAGTTCCATAGCCGCGCTGGTGCCTGTCCTGTCCGGGTTTGTATGCTGCCCACCCCTCGCCTTTGTGCTCGTCACAATAGCCGCAGGCATTGATAGTGGTCGCACGGCAACCGCGCTTGCGGCAGGCTCTTGGGGTTCTGGGTGGCATGTTTGCTCCAATAAAAAACCGCCCGTAGGCGGTTATGTTTACTCTTCTTCAGGAGAGTCTGGTTCATCAAATAACCAAATTGGTAGTTCAATACGATCTCCTATGCGCCAACCTTTCTCTTCGAGAATTTCTTTGTCCATATCTTCAGGAACATTGAAATAGTAGGAATAAACCATATCGCCAGAGTTGCCCGAATCTTCATGAATTGAATCTTCATCAATACCAAATTCTTCAAGCTGTTCGTCCGTAAGATCAAGGAATTTTGCTAACTTTGACTGTGACATGGATGCTCTCCCGGTGGGTTGAAACATTATATAAGCACATCACAATCATGCTGTAAACCTTTGTTTTAATTGACGATATCGTCAATTCTGTTTCGCATAGCTTCACAGCGTAGCAAAGCGTTATTGCTTGTCGTAATATTATCGCTTTCAACTTAATGACACTTATCATGAAGAACAGAATCAGCAATGGTTTTCACAGGGCTGGGCTATTGGCAGCACTTGTGGTTTTTGTGCTTTTCGCTGGAGCACTAATACACCAAGCAGTTAGTAGCACGTACGGCGGCATTTCTATAACTCACATCTTGGTAGTAGCTTTTGCGTGTTCCGTTGTCTACACAGTTATCCGCTTGATCGGTTGGGTAATAAACGGGTTCATCAATAAATAGATCATCATCAGGCCCACTCGCACATGGGCCTTGTGATGTTGACAGCTAACGGTTCTTCTTTGCACTGTCAGCAGAACTGCTCTAGTTGATCAGCGCCTAAAGTTTCATCGCCTTCAACCTACTGGGTTTGTATGCTGTCCATCCTTCGCCTTTGTGTTTATCACAATAGCCGCTGGCATTGATTGTGGTCGCACGGCAACCGCGCTTACGGCAGGCTCTGGGGTTCTGGCTGGCATGTTTGCTCCAATAAAAAACCGCCCGTAGGCGGTTAATTTTTTTCAATTAGATAATCAATAAGCATATCAAGGCGCACCCTGTCCGGGCCATCTGAGTACCAGGTGTCTGGTTTTGGCCTGTTTGCCGCAAAAAGCGGCATAACATCAACATTGTCATTAATGATAACAATTGAGTTATCGCTTAATTGATAAGATATCACCCGGCAACTGCCCTCAGGGACTTTGTCGTAGTGATCAAGTTTTCTGCTATTAGAATAAATTTCGTATTTAAGTTGCTTACCATCCCTTGACCTAGTCAGGAATGTTTGGATAAGAAATTTCATTTGTGCCTCAGCTGAATAATTGTGAGTGACTACATTATCGCCAAGTACGTCTTGAAGGAATCTTATTTATTAATGTGAATCATCATCAGGCACACTCGCAAATGGGCCTTGTGATGACTGTGTCACTGAACTCATTTTTACTTGTTATCTGGGTAGTGATACTTACCACCCAAAAGTGTTATGACTTGCTCTATAGCTTGATGTACTGCATCCACATTGTCATCAGCTACCTCGCCGATAAAAATAAAGATTGAATCACCCTTTGCGGACTCATTAATAGTGATCTGATCTATACCAAATGGACCGAGCGCAGCGAGCAATAGGGATTTAAAGTGCGGGAGGAGCGGTTTTTTCCCGCCAAAATCCCCGCATACTGCAAGATTTTTAGACATGAATGATTCCTTGGTAATTTTTCCGAGTCTACTAACATGAAAAATATCATAACTCATTAAAAAATCGCCATGCAAGCTACCCATTCAGGCACTGCGTTTTGATGTAGTCCTGCAACCCAGCAATCATTTTCCCACTGACGGCAATTCGCTGTCTAAGGGTGAAATAATCCCGCTCAGCGGCGTCAGTAAGTCCGGGGCTGGTAGCATCATCCATGCCGGGGGTGCCGGGGGTGGATTGCTTTGGACATTTTGCGTTGAGCTGCAACCGCTTGCGGCCAGCAGCAACATCAGACTGAAGCTGATCGATAATGACTTTTGCATCTGCCAGTTCTCCAGTGTATTTGGCATCCAGTGCAGCGACATCACGCTGACGTACCTGCATATCAGTAATGGTCTGCTGCTGCTCTTTAGCTTTACCTTCAGCCGT